TGATGTTGGCATCCGGCAGCGCCGCCAGAATCACCTGCTCGGTATCGACCTGCGTGAAATACTTTGGGCGGGCAGACACGGTGCGCCAGCGCGGGATTTCCTTGTTGAGCCAGGTCAGCGCACGGTTTTCCAGCGGGATGCCGTCGAGTTCAGCGGATACGACCGTGGCAATGTCCGTGCCGGCTGCCGGCTCCAGATCGTAGGTCGATTCGCCCGCCACTACGTCAATGGCGTCTGGCATGTGCTTCCATATCCACGAAGCTGCGCAGAACTCGATGACGGTACGCTTGATGGCGTTCTCCGTCACCGGGTCGGACGGATCGGCGGCCAGGTACGGCAGCACTTCGTCCAGCAGTTCGGAATATTTGATGTTGGCCATGGCAGTCGATTATGGGAGTCGCCCAACAATTCGACTCAACGGTCGCCCAGCTCGTGTTTCCATTCTTCAATCTGGTCGATCATGGCCTTCTTGGTCATGGTGACATTCAGATCCTTGTCCCATGTTTCCTTGGCCAGGGCCAGCAGTTCGGCCTTGTTCATCTTCTCCAATGGCTTGTTCAGGTCTTCAGGGTCAATCGTCACCGTCTGGCCGTCCTCTCCGGTGCTCTGGATGGATACCGGCGTCTCGACGCGCGCGCGGTCGGCCTCGTCTGCCAGATTCCATTGATCCGGGTATTTCAGCAGCAGCTTGGCCTGCGCGTCGGTGACTTCCAGCACGTCGCCTTTGCCGTTCCAGCATTTGCCCGAGTGCGCCACATTGTCGAAGGCAGAGGGTTTGTTGCCGACATAGACGAGTTTCACGAGGTTGGACATGGTGTTCTCCTTGGATTCAAAAAAACGGGGCCGCACATGGCCGCCCCGCCTATTGCTCACGGCTGCTCACGGGCAATCACTGGCCCCTGAACTCGTAGGTCAAGACCGTATCGAGTTGGCCGGTTGCCGCGCCGCCCGCGACGGTGGCGATGATGTAAGCGTCGTAGGCCAGCGTGACCGGTTTGGAGGACATGTGCGTGGAACTTGCAGCGGTCGTCGCGGTGGGAGCCAGGAAGGCAGTGTCGGAACCGCCAGCCTCGCCGTTGACGTACTCAAAGCCCAGCGCCAGCGTGGTTCCGGCACCGAGGGCAGCGGCAACCATGTGAGCGTCGAGCACCTTGGTTCCGGCATAGACCTTATTCAGCCGGATCACGTCGCCGATTTGCGCGGCTGCCAGCGTCACGTAACCGTGCGCAGCCGCCGCTGGGCATTCACCGCTATAAACGGTGTCTTGCAAGGAGGGTGCATTGATGATGGACATTTCAAGATTCCTTTCAGTTGGGGGTCGAAGCCCCCGTTATTTACTCAATCTTACCGTGTTCGTCGAGATTAACTCGATCAGGAACCCAGCAGCGTGCGGCCAGCAGCAGACGCCGGATCGGGCGAGTAACTATCGACCACGGCCACGCCGAAGTCCGTATCGGTGCCGTCGATCTTGAAGCGAATCTTGGCCGAACCGGTCATGGATGCAGCGACGGTTTCGATGCTGTTGCCGTGATCGACTTCCTTCTCCGACCAGTCGTAGAAGTAGTCCGATGCCGACTTGCCGTAAGCCTTGGCCAGCGCCTGCGCACCGACGATGATGGCGCGATCCACCGGTTGCGCGGTCTGCACCGTGCTCTCGGTATAGGTGCCGCCGTCGCTGCCGCCCGTGTCGATAATCACGTTGTCGCCCGTGTCGAAGCGAATAGCGTAACGGTTCATGCGCTTGATGAGCATGCCGTTCCACATGATCGTCTCGTAGGCATCGAACAGCGGATGCTTGAGGCCGCCCGACTTGCGCTCGAAAGCGTTGGTCACGGCCTGACGCCAGGTGGTCTGGCTGGTACGGCTTTGCAGGTAGAGCCACTGGCGTTCGGTGACGAACATCACCCACAGCGGATCGTTCCAGGAGCGGTCGTCGCCCTTGATCTTGACCGACTGCATGACCACTGGCGATTCGCGCAGTTGCGCCACGATACGGTCAACGTCTTGCAGGGTCAGCGCATCGTTGGTGCCGATGTTTGACGGCGTGGTCGCGTCGTTGGCCGCGAAGTAGCGGTTCTTGGTCGGCGCCTTGACGGGATTGACCATGATCTCGCCGAAGTCCGGGTCGGCCTGATTCGGCACAACCCAGTCCGTCGTGTTCTGGGAGCCGCGAGCGCCAGCCAGTTGCACGATGGCGGTCTGATCTTCGAGGCGCTGCATCCAAGCCTGCAAACCGGCCATGGAGATGTTGCGCAGGTTATGCACGGTGCGCTTCTGGGTCATGCGGCCACCGGAGTCAGCACCGCCTCGCACCTGGTCGATACGCACGTCCATGCTGGAGTAGGTAAGCTGCATCATGCGGCCCTCGATGCGCTTGTCGCCCATCACCGGCTTGCCTTGCAGGATGTTAAACAGGTCGATACTGACAGTATCGCCCGCGCCCTTGGCCAGATCTCCGGCCTTGACGATAGGGTAGTCCGGTGAGGTCTGTCCCTTCGACTTGGCGGCAAAGCTGCCTTCCTTCGGCATTTCGCCGGAGATTAGATTCATGAAACCGGGGGCGTGCTGAACACGGGTGAACAGGCCCACCGAGTAGATTTTCCGCGCGAGGGCGGAACCGACTGGGATATTGGTAGACATTTGAGTCCTCGTTATTGGTTACAGGGTTCGGAAATACGCATCCATTTGGTCAGGCGTCATCCCTGAGAACTTGTCGGCCAGTTGCAGAGAACTCATGTTCTCTGCGGCTTCGCGTTCGTCCTGGGCGGCGTGCTGCCCTGCCGGGAATTCGGAAAGGGAGGTCGGCACGTTGGTGCGACCGGCCTTGGCGTCTTGTTCCGCCTTGGCTTGTGCTGCCTTCTTCAAATCCACGGCACTCGTTTGTGAAGCTGGCTTGGCTGTACTCGGCAAATCAATCGGCCCCAATGCGCTCTCAACCATTTCGGTGATCTTGGCGAAGCGTTCCGACAGAGGTTTTTCAGCCCAGGCGGTTTGTGATCGCAGCGTGGCGTCGAACTGTTTTGCCAGTTCAAACGCTTCGGCGTTGGTCGCCTGGATGTGCGCCAGTTTCGGAATCGAGTCGATAGCGTCCTGCACCGTTTCGGTGTCGGAGCGCGCACGCTCGGCCTCGTGGCTACGCACACTGTCCTCGACTGGCTGCAACTTCGATTCAAGCTGCGCGGCTCGCGCCATCGTTGCTTGAAGCGCCTTATAGACGGTCGGGAAATCCTCTTTCAGTGCTTCCAGATCCTCCGGGGAGAGATCGCTTGCAATCGGCGTTTGCGGGGTGGTGCGGGCGCTTTCACCAGTTTTCGCCCCTTGATTATCAGACTGAACGGTCTGCTCCAGCGCGGTTACACGGTCGGTCATTTCCTTCACCAATTGCTCGGCTCGGGATGCCCGGTCACGTTCGCTCTTGAGTACCGAGTACGGAATGACATGCTTCCCGTCCTTGGTGGCGACACCAGCGGCGTCACTCTCGTTGTCAGACTGGCCCTGCTCTGCCTTCTGTGGTTCCTTGTCTGCCGGCTCGTCGTTGGCTTGCGCCTTGTCCGCCTCCTTGGCTACGGGTTCGGGTTCCTTCGCGGCTGTCTGCGGTTCTGCACCGCTTTCAAGCTGATCGAAAACCTTCTGCAAGTCCTCGGGGTTGTCGGAAAGATTGCTCAAATCAAGTTCGATGCCTGCCATTTGCTTCACTCCACTTATCGCGTTGGTTGCGAGGGTTCCGACAAACGCCAATAACCCATGACGGGGAACTGCTTGTCGTGGAGTGAAGGATATGGTGGCTAGAGCAATTCGACTTGACGTTTTTTCAATTGATAGTGATAGGCGAAAAAAAAGCCCGCCGAAGCGGGCCGGCGTGTGGCGCGTTATTGAATGACCGGTGCCGTCACGGCCATTTGCGGCGTGCGTACCATCGGCTGCTGTTGCGTCTGTTGGGCCTGCCCGGTGGCACGCTCGGATTCGGCATTCAGCTTGCGGATACGCGCGGCGCGTTCGGCGGCGTCCAGCACCAGCAGCTTGTCCTGCATGGCCTTCTGGTCTTGCGCCTGCTGCGCCTGGGCTTGCTGTGCAGCGGCCTGCTGCTCCGGGTCTTGGATGCCGACGGCGGCGCGCAAGCGGTCGGCCAGCGCATGACGGCCAGGCATATCGGTTGCCTCGATGACGAAATCCACCACGAAGCCCTGCAACTGAGGCGGCAAGCTCTTGGTGATCTCGGTCAGCATCTGCAACTGCTGCATGCGATAGGTCGGCGAACTCGGCACATCGTCGAGCACCACCTTGGCCTTGACCTTGGCCACGTCGTTCAGGGTGAATGGCTGGCCGGTCTGCTCGTCGATGGCTTGCTGGTTAAGCTGGATGACCTTCTTGTTCTTGCCCTCTCCGATGGTCACGCGCGCCGGCCCTTGCATCAGGTTCTGCTTGACCAGATCGAACAGCATTTCACCCACCAGGCGGCGTGAATAGCGGAAGTTGTCGTTGATTTCGGCCAGCGTATTCAGCCCCTGCTCAACCAAGGAGTTGATCGCCAGGCCGGAAGTCGCCCCCGAGGTCTGGCCCTGCATCGACTTGTGGATGCCGGATGCCTCGGCAATCTCCTGCTTGCTCTCCTGCAAGACCTGGAATTGCTGGCTAGCCAGTTCGCCGCCCGTATCGACACGAAACTGGCTGGTCGGCTTGCGGTTAGCGTTGAGGATGATGTAGGCGTCTGAGCGTGCCACCTCGCTGGCCGTGCGGTTGTGATCGAGCACGGCGTCGGCGTCCGTCACCACGCGTCGGCTGTTCAGGCTCCACAGCATCTTGGACTTGCGCGCATTGACTTCATCCTGCGGCGAAATCATCGAGCGGATCAGGCCATAGGGTACGTTGGTCAGATCCTCGCGGTAGCCGAAAAACGGCACATAGGGGAACTGGTTGTGCTTGTACGGACTCGGCACGTCGTAGAGGAAGTGCGGGCCGGTGTACCATGCCAGACGCACCTTCTGGAACGTCGCCTGCTTCACCTTGGCGATGCCGGAGACGATGGCCTCGTTGTGGCGCGGGTTGTTGAAATCGACCTCCATCACCGTACCGTTGGGAAGCGTCATGATGTAGCCACGTACCCACTTGCGATACCAGATTTCATACAGGCAAATGCGCATGCGCTGGATGTCGCGCCAGTCGGTTGCTGTTATGCGGGTGTCGCGCTCAATCTCCCATGACTGCACCAGTTGGGTATCCTGCTCGACGAGCGGATCGAAGCCCGCCCAGCCCCCGGTAGTCATGCGGAACAGCGAGGCGTACTGCGGCATCAACGCGATGGCGTGATCCATTTCCAGCCAGCGGCGACGCACCAGATAGCGCGCATCGGTCAGGTCGGGTTGTTCTGCCCGCCAATCCCAGAAGATTTCGCGGCGATGCACGTAATGCACGCGGTACGGACACTTGAACGGGTCATGCTCGCGGGCAACTTCCACCCAGCCCAGCCCTGCCTTGCACTGTGCGGCGTAAGCGTCGGAGATGGCGCGGTCGGCGCGGCTTTCGATTTCGGCGTGCTTGAGTTTGACCGACAGCGCCTCGGCCAGATCGTCTGAGCATTCCTCGTCGTCCTCGGGCCGCACGCGCCAATCAGAGCGGGTCTTGGCCTCCATGCCGAGAACCGTGTCGATGGTCGGCTTGATGAGGTTTGCAACCAGTGGCGGCTGACCTCGATCCTTGAGCTTTTCCACGGTTTCCGGTGAAAGCTGGTTGCCGTCGTAGTAGTCGGCCGCGCAGTCGGCCTCGCGGCGCCAGTGCGGCTGATGCTTGATCTCGTTCAGGAAGGTTTCGACCTGGGCGCGCGGCAGCGCGGAATTCTCAAGGTCTTCAGAAAACTGCCCGGTGCTGTCGGTCGGTTCCTCGCCCATGACAACATCGCCGTGCGGCGTCTGGTCGGACTGATAGCGAGCGACAGCCTTCGTGCTGCCAGAACCTGCCGGGTTGTCGATGGCCTCGTTGTTCAATTGAATATCGCCGATTGGCATAGAAATCCTGTCCGGTTATGCTTTGCCCTTAGGGTATTGTGGGCACGGCCCAGCAATTCGACTTTGGGTAATCAAGGAGTGGTATATGAACAAGCTGGTTTTCGCAGTCTCAACGGTACTTTTGTTGTCGGCATGCGCCACGCCCACCACGGGCATCGTGCCACGCGGTGAAGGTCTTTTCACGGTCACGCATCAAGGCAGCGGCGGCTGGGTCAGCACTGAATCGCTGAAAGTGGCAGCGATACAAGAGGCAGACGCCAACTGCCAGCGCAACGGCAAATCGGTCAAAGTGATGCACACCAAGGAGATTCAGGCTGGCCCGCTAGGGCGCTGGCCGGAATCCGAAGTCCTGTTCCGCTGCGAGTGAGTTATCCGGCACGCCAGTCATAGTCCCTCCGTGGGTTGAGCATTGATTTCTGTGGATCTGGCGGCACCTCGGCATAGCGCAGCATCATGTAGGCGTAGCGAGTCGCCGCCATCAGGTCGTCATGTAGCTTGATGATCTTCCCGGCCTTGCGGTGGTACAGGCGGAATTCTTCGAACCACTCGTTGAGGCTGGAGAACACCTTGAACTTTCCGGCCTTCATCAGCTCCAGCATTCCCAGCACACCGGCCTCAACGGATACCCGACTGATTTTGTTGCCCGACTCGTCGCCTGTCTCTGGAAACTGCGCCATCTCGTGCAGCATGTTGATGCCCGCCTGCCGGTACTGCTCGGCCAACTGGAAGCCGGAACCCTTCTCGTGCTGCAAGCCGTCGTGTGGCCAGGCCATCGGCACCCATGCCCCGCGCGACAGGATGGCCGGCGCCTGGGCGGCGGGCGTGCTCTCGCGCACGCGCACGCTGTCATAGACGTAGATCGTGTCCGTGTCTCGATCCCATGCCAGCCACACCGATGCCGACGGGTGATCCCAGCCGAAGTCGGTAGCGGCGATGCGTGGCCAGATGTCGGGCAGATAGAACGGCTCAACGGTGATAGCCGACTCGGCAATCGGGAACACCCGGCCACTGCCCAGAAGCGGAATGCCCTTGGCGCGTGCCTCGCGTTCGTGCTCCGGGTAACTGGCAACGATCCGGTTGCGCTCCTCCTGCGTGTAGTGATCCACGTCGTCGATGGTCATATTCGTGTCTGACCGGTCAGGCGTCGGGTTTTGCAGGAACATGCGCACCACTTCCGACATGCCCAGCAGCGGCGTGAAGGTGATCCAGACTATGCCGTTGGTCGCGTTGGTGCGGGTCAAGACCTCGGTGTAGATGTCCAGCGGCGGTTCCTCGTCCAGTGCGGCGAAGTCCAGCGTCTCGCCCTGGAGCTTTGATCGGCCCTTCTCGTAGGACTTGAAGTACAGGCGCGACACGCCACCGGACACGTGGCGCACGAAGATGCAATCGACCGAATCGGCGATGCCTTGCGCCCGCTTGATGTCGATGATCGAGGCTTGTGGAATGGTGCCGGTTCCCCACTCGCTCGGGCGGCCCAGCAACAGGCGTTGCAGTGTGTCTCGGGTGGATTCCATGGATTCGCCCAGCGCCCAGCCGGTAACGCCACGCGCCCACCGCTTTCCCGGCCACCAGTCGGGGTACTGGCCAGTCAGGTGAAACGCGATCTCATAGGCCGATGACCACGTTTTGCCAAGCTGGTTGCCGGCGCGGAACAGGCGTTCGCGGTGCGTTGCCCCACGGGCGTGGAATTCAACCTGCTTTGGGTAGGGTTTGTACCGTGCCAGCTTGTTCGCGTCCTGCCGGCGCTTGAGTTCCTGCACCAACTTCAAGTAGGCCAGTTTGGGCGGCAAGTTCGTAAGCGATTCGGGCAATGTCATCGTCTGAGAGGTTTTCATACTCGTCTCCCGGCTTCTTCTCCGCCGGCTTGAACATGCCCAGCGTGTCGCCCAGCGCCCGCAATGCCGCATTGGCACCGCTGGCATTGAACTGATATTCCCCGGTTGGGGTTCCTTCCTTGTCGAGCACCGGCTTGGCCTGCATGCAGCGTTCGGCCACCTGCATGAACCGCGTGATGACCCACTCCCGATCCAGCCCCGACTTGAGGATGGCGTTCTTCTGGGCCAGTGAGGTCAGCTCGTTGATACGATCTGCGACAGCCTGGTTGAAGTTCTTGCACGTCGAAGATTCCCAGTCGCGTGCCGTGCGCACGCTGACAGTGCTGTTCGAGGCAAGCAATGCTTCCTCCACCGACATACCCATGGCACGGCCACGGCAGTACGCCTCCTGTTCGACGGTCAAACCGCTGATCGTGAGGCGTGGTCGGTTGAGCTTGCGCGTTCCCTTCGGCAATCCCTTGGCGGGGGGCTTCTTTTTGGTGGATTCGGCTTCTGCCATCAGTGCTTGATGCTCGAGACAATGCCGGCCCACACAGCAGCAGCGAAGGCAGCAGCAACCACGCCGAAGAAGGCCAGCAATCCATGGTCAGCGACCTTGCGCATCTTCCTGCCGAAGCGCAGATCATCCCGGAATTCCTCAACCGACTCAATCCGGTCGATGTCCACGCCAAGAATGGCAAATACCTTCTTGACAGCAAGTTCGGCTGCATTCTCGGATATGTACTCAGAGTTAGAACACTGCACGCCTGGTGCGGCTGCATCGCAAGAATGTTCTCGTCGGATTGGGTGTTCTTCTGTCGCCATGGCGCTGGTTCCCTCGGTCAGTTCAAAAAGACAGCCTCAGCAGCACGTCGGCGAGTCAGGCCCGCCATCACGCGGCCTGCGGCCTTGTTCCACTTCATGATCTCGCGGGCAGCCTCGGGCCAGTCGCGCTGATTGACACGACGGCGAAGCGTGGAGATACGATAATTTCTCAGCCCGCAGTTATATGTGAACGAGATCAGTGCAGCGATGCGGCGGTCTGGCTCGGTGGCCAGCATGGGCGACAGCTTGAGCACGCCCATGGCCTTCTGTGTCGCTTCGGCACGCAGGGCGGCAAGCGCCTGATCGTGCGTCCATTGCGTGCTTGGTGTGATGCTCGGGCCGGTTGTGCCATAGCCAATCGTCCAAGGATCGGCTTTTGTCGCAGGATCTGGGTAGGCGGCGCATCCACCGTCGGACAAACGGCGGTGATAGCCCTCGAACGGGCGAATCAGCGCGTCAATCGCGGTCTGGATGGCGGTGGAGATGCTCATTTTTGGTACTTCTCGATAGCGCGACCGACAAACCAGAACGTTAGAATCATGTTCAACATAGCGAAGTCGTCAGCAGACCAGTTGGCAATCAGCACATCGCGCCAAACGGCGCCTGAGTTGATGGCATAGGTAAGCGCGGCGATCTTGACGGCGACGTAAAGCCCGAAAAGAACGTAAGTGATGCCTGGTCGAACCAGTGCGGATGCTGCGGCAACCCACTTGTAGCTGGCGCTTGCGGTTGCTGACTGCTCCCGAAACGCCTCTTGGATGGCATCAAGGGCGGCTGTGCTGTGATCGACATACTTTTCTTCAAGGTTGAATGTCCCGCGTTGCTTCTCAAGATCGGTTTGCAGGCGGAACATCGACAGCTCGTGATTACGCTCGTCCTTGCGGTCGAGCCACTTCAAAAACTCGGGGGCAAGCCTGAACAGGCCGCCGAAAAGTGACCCCAGCAATGATTCGAGCATGGCAATTCCTCCTGGTGGATTGGCGTCATGGTATGGACGCCCGGAGAATTCGACTCGAACCGCTACTCCTGACAGCGTTCCAGCAGGCGTTACTCACGTTACTCAAGGATTGTGGTCATTTGCGTTTCCTGTTATTGGCGAGGCGAAACATTAGAAGGTCGAGAAGATAAAACTGGGGCACGGGCGGCAATGGCTGCACACGACTCCAGCGAGCCGCGCGCTTTCGCCCCTGACGATGAACCCTGCCGTAGTTGTAGAGCGCGTTCAGCGCGTCGATAGCCTGCTTGTGGGTCAGGCCGCAAGCGTTGGCAATGTACCGGCCGGTTAGTGGCGAGGGGGAGGCTTCCACTACGGCCAGCACGCGCATTCGATAGGTCGGCTGGCCATCCATACGCTAGGCATCTAGTGCTGGGGCGGAATCAGTGGTGATGCCCAGGTATTCACAGAGGATCGTTCGCGCCTCTGAAGCCGATCTGGCGATGGTGGTTTCCCAGCCTTGGGCTTTGAAGTGCTCGATCCACTCCTTTTGGGCGTCCGAAGCCCTGCCGGTGTCCGACTTCATTTCGACGATGAGGCCGGTTGAATCGCCAGCGCGTGCCGGGAGGATTAAGTCGGGGAATCCCGGCTTCACGCCCAGGGCTTTCATCTGTGCACCGGTAAAGGCGTCACGCCTGCCGCCGTTCGGCGAGTGATGCAGCCAGCGCAGCGCAGGCATGAGCGAACGAACAGCGGGCAGATGCGACCAGCGCACCACCTTCGCTTGTTCGACTTCTTCTGACCGATTAACGGTCTTGCGGCGTTGAGGAAAACTCATGCAGCAGATCATACCAGCGGGTTAAGAATTGCTCAATCAGAAAGCGTCGGCCAGCGAACAGCGCCAGAAAGCCGACTTCCCAGACTTCCCCGCAACTTCCCAAACCTTGGGAAGTCACTTTATCGTTACGCGACAATGACTTACACCATAAAAACGGCCAAACTTCCCAACTTCCCAACTTCCCGAGAAAAATGTCCTGAGAGATCAGGAAATCAAAAAATGGGGGTAGGTCTGGGAAGTTGGGAAGTTGAGGATAAATAAAAGAAAGAAATATATAGAACTATATATATATCAACTACTTACAGACTTCTAACCCGGCTTTTTTGACTTCCCAGACTTTGGGAAGTTTTGGGAAGTTTGGGAAGTCGCCGGAGTGCTGTGGCCCTCTGGCCACACGGATTGAGAAAAACTTAAAATAATCATTTCCCGTGAGAAAGTCTTGCTGTATTATTTCGTTGTGGTTGAGATTTCCTCAACCCGAACCATGACCGAAGGAGCGAACGAACCATGCTTGAGAAGATCACCAAAGCCGAATGGGATGCCATCCATCCCGACTACAAAAGCGTCTGGACAACAGAGCGCACCGACTGGCCGAACTGGGCCGAAGTCCGAGAGCAGTACATGGGCAAGCGCACGCTGATGCGTGGCGGTTCCCTTGGCGTCGAAGGCATCTCCTTAGCGTCAGTGAATCCACTCGTAGGCGAAACACCCAAGGAAACCGTCCAGAACGTAGCCGAAGCCATGTCGGCGCTGCTGGTACTCATGGCACCGCAACACAGCGACCTTTGCCGCCTCATGTCGCCCCTGCTGGCGGCACTCGAAACCGTAGCAAACGATGGCGATTAACTCGCCTATTGAGTTGAACTTTTCTCACACAAGGAACCGAAAATGACCAAGAAGCAATCGAAGAAGCCGGCAGCCGCCGAAACCTCCCTGGTGCTGCGCGTATGCCGCCCTGACTTGACCAGCCATAGTGGGTTCTCATGGCCCGCAGACGTGGGGGCCGAAGTGTCGGCGCCCGACTGGAAGAAGAACAAAGAGTGCGGAAACGGGCTGCACGGTTGGCTGTACGGCCAAGGCGATCATTCCTGCGTCTCGTACTGGGAGAATGACGACGCCAAATGGATGGTGCTCGAAGTACCCAGCGCAGAAATCGTCATGCTTGGCGGGAAGTGCAAATTTCCCAATGCGCGAGTGCGCTTCATCGGCACCAAGTCAGATGCTGCCGACTTCATCATCGCAAACGAACCGAAGGCGCTGAACGTGGCTGTCATTGGCGCGTGCATGAAGGTTGGCGACGGCGAAGCGATACAAGTTGGGGCACGCGGCACGGCGACGGCTGGCGAGAGCGGCACGGCGACGGCTGGCGAGAGCGGCACGGCGACGGCTGGCTATCGCGGCACGGCGACGGCTGGCTATCGCGGCACGGCGACGGCTGGCGAGAGCGGC